TCATACTCTTTTCTTTCTTCTTCGGTTAGAGGGTTTCCTGTTGATATTTCCATACAACGGAACACTTTCTTGGTTCCGTTATTAACTATTCTTTCAATTGAATCGGGTCTAGCCTGGGCAAGATTTCCGATATCTCTTTGTCCATCCAGAGTCATTTTTCTGAATGTATTAGCCAGATCACTGACAGCTTTCTGTGAGGTTTTTTGTGCCTCTTGTATTTTTTCAGAGATAGTTTTCATTAGTTTAGAGTCGGCCACCAAAACGTCAATTGTTTTAGATTGCATTTCGTTTGATATTTGTAGAGTGCTAATGTCACTGGCCATTTTAAACATCTTTTTCTGTGAATCTTGGTAATAGAAATAGAAAGCTGTTCCCAAGCCAGCCAGAAAAACAAAAACTATGACATATGTCCAGATATTTTTCATTTATGGAAGACCAGGAACGTTTACTGATGAGTCTCCGCCTTTTTTTGATGCTTCGGGGTGACCATAAGTATCTGGCCTTTTTGCCATTTTAAACGATTTAATCAATTGCATAATATGACGGCTCATCATTGATAATCTGCCAAGAGGAGGATCCACTCTATTAACATTTAAATCTCCTGTTTGAGAATTAGTTGCTCCTGAAGAATTAGCAGGAACTGATTCGGCTAATTCTTCCACGAATTGTTTAAACGTTTTCATACCGTTTCTCTCTTTTCTCGCAACAACTCTGCTAATATATTTAGCTGAAATTAATTCTTGTTACAAATTTGTCAATATTTTTTCTATTTTGTCGTCACATAAAACTCCAGATAACTTTTCTGGCAAACGATTCAAATAAGAAATAAAGGGGATTAAATACTGTTGATATTCTGGCATCTTTACCAGCAACATTCTTGTGGTTTCTTTGTCAAAACAATTATACAAGATAATCAGATGGTTGAGTATAAGCCTTTCTTTCAGTTCGCCAGTATTGTGGTATTTGGTTAGAAGCTTTTTTATATACTTGAAACGATTCAAATCGTTTAAAAATTCGCTGGTGCTGGTACATTGTGGATTATCATAATGTTTCGCAGCGAAAATAATAAAGTTTGAATCATTCAGTACATCAAACATCTATTAATTTTGTGACCTTTTTAAAATACTGGGATCCTTGACGTTCATCATCCCACTTACATCATTCTTTTCAGAATCAGCTGGCTTTATTACAGCAGTTTTTGAGGTGTAACCCTTTCCAATTGGAAGAGAATATATTTTAAATTTTTTGTCTGGATGTTCTGGATGAGTCACAACATCTCCGACTTTCAGAGGCTCGCCTTTGGGAAAAGGTATAACATCGGCTTCGCTGAAAATAATCTTTTTGATTTTGTTTAGCAATTTACAATCTTCCTATTTCTTTTGTACCAGTCTCTTCGCCTTTTTTCTTTCTAACATTTAATAAATGAAAAAGAGTTTCAAGAGGAGTTTTATGCAAGGCCCGCTCGGGAATTTTCTTTTGTTCTGCTATGATCTGTTTAATTTTCTCTAACATCTTATTTTCCATTTATTTATAATGATGGGCCATCTTTCGATAGCCCACCATCTACTACAACAAAGAAAACATCAGTTACGAGTCTTTGGCGATTACGTCTTCAGCATCGCCTGCAATCGAGCCCATAGCCACTAGAGTTTCATACTGAATTCTTCCTGAGCGATTGCCTGTTCCGACAACCCTACGAACCCAACCAGCATGGGCGACTTTACCAGAAAGACCAGAAATTACAGGAGCCCGAGCAGTGGCTGTTTGACCCTGAAGCGTATGTCCTGTTTCGGTCAAACCTTTAGTAAGAGTGATGGCTGAACCGCCGATTGTACTTGAAAGATATACACCTGTTGAGTTTGGCGTCACAACATAATATGAAGCGCCATTTGTCAGTCCGGCAATAACAGTGTTTCCAGCCGCGACTTCGTAGGTAACAAGATCATTGGCCTGCAGAACGTTTGTTGCAATAGAAATAAATCCATTGGTTGCAACAGCAGAGTTGGCGTTAAAGGATTGTTTTGCTGGAGCGGCGATTGTTACTGCTGGAGGAGTTGTGTATGAGTTTCCGGAAAGGACAACGTTAACAGCAGCAATACGGCCTGTGGAGTTGGCCTGGGCATTCGCTGTTCCGTTTCCACCAACAGTCACTGCAGCATTTGCTGTGTATCCAGAACCTGGGAAATTTACCGCGATAGAGATAAGAGATCCGTTGGCCACACCAACTTCGGTTGTATCAATACCATAAACCTCAAGAGCGTTTCCATTAACCTCAGTAGCCGCAACATAAGCTGGAGCCTGCTGGAAAATGTAGGTGTTTGAAGCACCAACTGTTGCAACTGCCGCACCAAGGTTAGAAGCTTGGACCTGAGCAGCTGTGTTAGAATCGATTCGAACAATTAGATATTTTTTGGAATCGGCTATAATGTACTCGCCGACTTTAGCCTCAGTCTGAAACAGAGTGCTTGTACCAACACAATATCCATTGGCATAAATCTGGATAGTTCCAGTATTAGCAGTTTTAGCGTCTCGGTTACCCCACATATGTTTCTTCCTTTTTGTTGTAGTTTTATCTATTTATCTGTTTGAGTATCTGTTTAAGGTTTCCCTCTAAGTTTGGTTAATCTTTCTCTGGTTCTCTTTCCTGCAGCGTCTATTTCAACCTCGGTACTGTCCAAAACACCGCTTTGTTTTGTAAGAGTGGGTTGTGTTTTAATCCGTTCTCCAAATTTTTTAAGTCGTTCAGCTGCTGTCTCTGTAATCTCTGTATTTTCGCCAATACGTTTGCCAGCCCTTCTGCTAAAATTACCCATCAAATCTGTTTGTTTATTTGAATTTGACATGGCTTGTAACATTGCCAGTACTGTTGGTGTAAGAGCTTTTCTTTTGGCTGCGCCAACTAAAGTGCCACCAATTGTTTCAATGGCTCTATCTGCGTCTGGATGCACAAACATCTCCGAAAACATTTGATTTACGCTCATCCTCCGAAAATCTTCATTTAGTTTATTAGAAACAAAACAATTGACGGCATTAAAGGCATATTGTTCAGAAGAAATTTTTCTTGGTGTGTACTTCTGCACAGCTTCTGAATAAACCTCAACGATTTCTTCGAACGAAACGCCTGCTTTCTCAGCTTTTTCTTTCAAAGCTTTCACAGCCTTTGTTTCTTCGCCTGATGCCAGTGCATAGATTGTATTGACGCTTTCGCTCAAGTAAGGAATAGTTTCTTCTCCCATTACCAGCCTTTGCATAGGCATTTTTGGTATGGTAGTTGCAACACCTGAAAGTCGCTCAATAGAAATTTGTCTGACTTTGGGAAGAAGTCTTTGTGCGAGTCTTTTAATCGCTTTTTGTTTTCTTTCCAAAATCTTGTCTATCATTATTTTTTCTGGTATTGTCATCTGGTCGTATGGTGTGTGGGAAATTTTTTGTTTAATTAAATTTCTGGCCATTCTTTCGGCTCTTTTTTCGAGCCTGGATTGTGATGGCACTCTTTCTTGATATCTCAGTTGTCCCCGATAGACCTTTGGTTCGATTCTTTTCATTTGACGAGCTCTGACCAATCTTTGTTGGAAAGTCAGGGATCTTCCTTCTTGTACTGTTTCTTCCTTCATCTGAGTTTGCAGATAATCACAAGCGGTCTCGATGTAATCTTTGGCGAGGGTGATTTTAGACTGAACCCATTCTGGCAAATTGGTGTTTGGTTCTAGCATATCGTGGATACATTTGGCGTTTGTCATAATACTCTTGAGTTGTGACATCGCCATGTCGCCCTCATAGTCATACTCGTATTCATCGCCTTTTGATTTTTCGAGGATGTGCTCTTTCTCATCCATTATTTTAACAGCACAAATTTTATCGGATAATTTTTTTGGAGCTTCGGGAACGCCCTCTACACTTTTACTAGAAACAGCGGTTCTGCGGTCTTGTTTTTTCTTCATCAGAGTTTCCCTTGGGCTTATCTGTTTAATATTCTATTTAGTTAAAATGAGTTTTAAAGACTACTGTTTTCTTGGATAAATTTTTTGAACGACATTATGGTTGATTCTGAAGACAACGATGGTGGGCGAGTTTTCGAAATTCCCATATAATATCTCAAACTATTCCAGAGGTGTTGATGTATTTGAGGATGAGTAGAGGGAGCGGGAGGAAGTTGTGAGAAAAATTTTTCTTTTTCTCCATCAACTATCATATGTCTCATAGCTGTTCCTGTTATCTGTTCTCCAGAAGAATTTGAAATTCTGCCAAAATCGTGAATTTTAACTTTACCAGGTGTTAATTCGCCAGAATTTTCCATATGTCTTACAGTTTCTCTTAAATGTTTAGCTTGTTCTGGTTCTACATGAACATGAATCTTAGAATATTTTTCGGCATGATCTTTAAAAATTTCACCAAGACCGCGTTCTGGTGTCGTTTCAGCCCAATTAACACCTCGAGAAAACGCCTTGGCAAATTTTATTTTTTCGCCTGCTGGCATTGGACTTTCTGGAATTTTTGGCGCGCCTTCTATTTTTCTTTTAGCTAGGTTTGGTTTTTCAATTTTTTTCCAAATTTTACCAACAACGCTTTTTTTTCCTGCTGTAATACCATCAACAGCGTGGCCAACAACAACAACGTGATCAGATCCAGACTTATCAGCCATTTCTTTAATTTTATTGGCATAATAATGGTGCCCGATGCTATTAACACCACCACCAAGAGAAGTAACACCAAGAATTAAAGATTTTTTCATATTGGTTCCCAAATATTAAACGGGCTGTCTAGAAAATTTATCATTAAGACGATTGTTTCTGGCAAAATTGTCTGGTTCAGCTGGATGATCTTTTTTGGGCAAAGCTATAGAGCTCATAACTAATTTGGCGTGGGTTTCTCCATTTTTAGCATAAAATCCTTCGCCAACATTTGTATTGCCTTGACGACCGCCAGGCATTCTGGCTGTCATTCTGAATGGAAATCTTCCAACTTTTTCTGATTTCTCACCAATACCTTTAGTGATGGCATTAACTGCTCGTTGTAAATGGTTGTGTATTCTGAATGTTCTATTAAAATGTTCTTGGTTTTCATCGATGTGTTGTAAAGCAGCAGTCGAATCTTTTCCATCTTTTTGATATCTTGCGCGAACAAATTTCTTTAAATCTTTCACGTTTGACTGTTTGTTGCTGTTAAGAGTGCTATTGAGATACATCTCAACATAATTCAATGGTTTGGTCTTGGCTGTTGGATTTCCTTTGCGTAACAGAGGATGAACGTGACCATTTTCAAACAAGTGAGATTCTGTGTAATTAGGATGAGAGTGTTCTTCTTCGGCAGCTGTTAGATGTTTTAAAGCTTCTGCTTTACGTTTTGGGGAAATATCCAACTCATCTGGATGCATACTAACATCCATATGTGCAATTTTGCCCTGTGGATGTTGAGTTGTGGTTCCAGCAAATGAAGGTTTAATAGGGGTTGGACCTTTTTTCGGATCCATTTCAGTGTGGAAAGCGACAAGATGTGATGCGTTTTCAGTCCCGCCAGTCGTTGGGTGATATGTTACTATATTTCCGCCAAATCCCCCTTCTGGGTTTTTTGAAAGAACATCAAATTGGTGGGATCCAGGTTCTTTTAAAGTTGCATGTAGATGCTGTGCCAATGGACGTAATATATCATGAAGATGCGGTTTTGGAACAGAACCTTGTGGTCCGTGCAATGCTCCAACTTCTTCCGGAGACCCAAGCCATTTTGCGGCGTCTGATTTATAACTTATTGCTTTATCTTTACGAGCTAAAGAAATGGCTCCATCAATTTTTCTTGTGATTTCTGCCTTTCTAGAAACAACATCACGAAGCAACCCAATCATGGGTTTAGTTCCATCAAGACGAATAGCTGCTTCAGCTGCGTGTCCAAGGTGGCCGTGACCGCCTTTTGATTCAGCTTCTGTGATAAACTGTTTATAAGTGAGCATTTTTTATCTTCCTGACCAAGATCTGTCTTTGTAAAATGCCAAAGATTTTCCTATGGGTTTATTTGGCATCAAACCAGACCCCGATTTAATGTTTGTAAATCTTCTATCATGGCTAACAGAAAATAACGTACTACCTGTCGATCTTTTTATAGTGAAAGACTGAGATCCGGGAGTATAAGAAACTGAAAACTGTCTGTTTGGATCAGATGCATTTTTGATATCAAAATCGTGAGCGTTTCTTAACAAACGCGGAAGATTGGCCACTTTAGTTTTTGGTTCTTCTCCATCATTAGCTACGCTTACGTGAAAAATTCTAATGACTTTTCTCTCTTTTGATTGTCTGTCTGGTATTCCAGATATTTCAGAATGAAAATTTTTCAACAAACGACCATGTTCATCTGGGTGCGTTCTAACTTTGCTATAGACTCTATTAAGAGCGCGTGCAGCAGCAGAATAATAATTTGGTATAGAGTTTTTATCAGAAGATTCTTCATGATGTTTATGTAGCTCATCAGATGTTGGTAATTTTTTTTCTTTTGCTATCTCATCATATTGTTTTGCTTGTTCTGATCCCTTTGGGATTCTTCTGGTTATTTTAGCAAGCAATTCTTTACCAGATTTATCTGTTTTTTTAAATAATTGGGGATTAGAATTAATCACACCTTTGACAGCAAGTAATTTTGTTTGTTTACCATCAGGCGTTTTTTGCATCAAAGGATGATCTTCATCAAAATCCAACGAACTTTTTGCTTTTTTGTGTAGAGAATCCAGATTTTTTTTGGCTGTCGGCCCCAAAACAGCACCAACCAAATTACTAATGTGATGGTGTAAAACTGCAAATCCTGGCCCTCTTAGTTTGTCTGATGCACTTTTTTTGCCGCTTTCTCCATATCCAGAAACTTTGAGAGAGACACCAGCTAACAATCCTTCTCCATGTTTTAACGAAGAAAGAGGATCTTCAGAATGTTCCGAAGTTTCTGTGCTATGTTTTACTATCGGGACAACCACATCAGCATTAGAGGAAACTCCATATTTTTCTTCAACACCCCTTTCTTGACCAGCTCCAGTGGCATGCGGAGGCCCAGCTACGGAGAACCCCTCAGTATGAAGATGATGAATAAAATGAGCCGCAGATTTTACTGTATCAGAATACAGTTTATCAAATCTACCGTGTTTTAATTTTTTTTTAAACGGTTTCATTTCATCTGATTCGCCGCCATCTTTTTTAAAACTAGCTTGAGAGGATTGATGATGCAGTTCATCCAAAGCTTGTTCATGGCTCATTCCAGAAACTCTTTTATTGTAATAGGAGTTTATTGCATGATGAAAAGCGTGTTCGGAAATTCTTCCATTTGCATCAGTAAGTTCGCCTTTACTTAACTGTGCTTCTGTTAAAAAATTTTCCACAAAATATTTAAAACTGTGCAAAGGAGGCTCTCCTGAAACGATTATAGAAGTCATATTATTTATAATAAAAAAAATCCCCGCCGAAGCGGGGATCTGTTTAGATACAGACAGGTTAATATTCTAATGTTCAGGCTTCTATTTTTTTTCCAATGCAGCAGTTGCTGCTTCACGAGCAGTTTTTTCTAAACGTTTCATTTCTGGAGCTTCACGAGTGGTTTCTATATATGTAGAAAATTGTCCCATATCGCCTTCCGGATGGGCGGCGAAGAAATCCTTCAAGCTCGGAGGTGGAATAAAAGCCCTGTCCAGCAATTTTTCTTTATCAACTGTCAAAGTAACTTTACCATTCTTAACAACAGCTTTATGACCATCTTCTTGATGATGTAGAGTGACTTCACCGCCTTCCACTTTATGCACTGTCCATTCTTCGCTCAGCTGTTTTGATTCATTTAATCCATCGTGTTTATCGCATATTTCCTGTGCTGCTTTTTCTGCAGATCTTTGTAATTCGGCATACCCACCAGCAATTTCTATTGTTTTTGCATGATGAACATCAACACTTAATACGCCATTAGGTGATCTAACAAATTCAGCTGTATGGCCATCTGTGTGATGAAGTTTGCCGCTTACTAAGGGTACGTCTGGATCGTGACCACCATATCCCCTCCCATCATTATCTGGGTGTAGGGGTTCGGCGTTCACTTCATGCGCTGTCCATTCTTCGCTCAATTGTTTTGGTCCATCCAGTCTAGCAATACGAGCTTGCTCTGATATAAACTTGGCGTAACGATCAATATTAGACATTTTGGCTCCCTGGATTTTGTTTCTATCTATTTATAAAAACTATAATTTAAATCCAAGAAGGGGCGACTCGTTTCTTCCAACTGTGAAGATGCGTTTTACCTTGTCGATAGTAATTGCGATAATTCAAAATTGGGTCTACCGACACTTTATATTTTTCGTCCATACAAGAAGGCATCACAGTGCAGTCGTCTATTTTAATTCTTCCGGGAAGAGTTCCAAGAACGAAAATCATTCCCGTTGTTTCTACCTTGTGTTTCTTTCCATATCGATAGGTGTATTCCTCCAGCAAAGCAAGAAGGTGGCGATAGAGCCAGTTGTAATTACCAGAGGTTTCTCTGGCCCAAATAGCCGATGGATGGTTTATGTGAGTCGCCGAATAGATAGTTTCGTTTCGCGAATCGGGAAGAGCATAAACCTTTTTCTTCCTGCCATTAACAACATCCACTCTCATCGTCCCATCAAGAACGCGATGGGCAGTTGATAGCAGCTGTGCTGTTTCGAGGATCATTTTTACGACATGTTTGTCAACCATCCAACGCGCACACTGAACAGGATTCTCAGACAAATAAAATATATTCATTACTTCTTTCTTCCTAGTGCGTTAGCATCATCTTTTTTGGTCACGAATTGATACGCGCCTTTGTTGCAAATAGGGGCAACGCTTGTCATATTCAAAGTCATTTCTGCTTTAACTTGTTTCGACTCATTACGAGTTTGATCGAAGAAATTTCTAGCAGGAGTATACACCATATTGTTGGAACACTCTGGAAGATCGGGAGTTTCCCTCATCCAAGAAAAGTCAGGAGCGTTCCAGCTACGACCACGCAGAGGCTTTCTTCGCGTGCGAGGCTTTTTCCTTAGCGATCCTAAGACTGCCATAACAAAATCCTTTCAATTATTACAACTTATAAGTCTACTATAAATTTTGGTAATTGTCAAGTCTTTTTTTATTAATTTTTATGAATAAAAGAAAAATCTTCCGAGATATCGTCCATGCCGATAGTCTCTAATTGTTCTTCAACTGGAAACTGTAGATTATTATCTTCTAGAAGTTTTTGAGTTATTGGATAAAAGGTGTTCACGATAACAGCCTGCCCACCAATAACTTTAGTTGAACATTTGGCTATAACAGATTGACCCAGCAAAGTGTTGTTCTCGTTGACGACTGCATGGGCCACTCCTGTTTTCTCGTTATAAACACCTAGGAATGCCACGAATAGAGAAACAACTGATTGGGTGTTGCCTCTGAATTTTTTCATATCGCTCTTGTCACACACAACAACAAGATGAATCTTGTCGTTTTCGACAAACATATATTTGCCCTGTTGTGGTAACTTTTTATAAAAGAGTCTAGAAAGAAATGGCATGTTTCCTAAGAGCTCTCTAGGAAAAACACCATGGGCTTTTTGTTGAGGAATGACAGCTTTCTCGACCCAGTGAATATAACCATGAAGACCGAAATAGTTTCTCGCTTCTCTAATCTCATACATCATATCTCTTGTGCGATATGGATCCATTATATCCATATCAGAGATAGTGCAGTCATAATCAATTTCAATTGTCATCAACCACCCTCAAAAAACTATTGACTATAGCCATAAACTCTTCATCAGTTTCTGCTACCAAAACCTGTTTCATAAAATCCTCAATGGAATCATGTTTGCTGTTGTTTCGCAAAACTCGAGTTACTTTGCTGATGATTGTGAAAGAATGATCATCAGGTGAAATTCTGATTGAGAGTTCTGGATGTCTCAGCGAGGGTTGTTCGGTCATTTTTTTCTTTCCCCGTTTTATTCCCAAAAGGATTCTTTGTTTACTAGTAATTATCCGTTTGTCTCCTAACTTTCACAACATTATTTTGAAGATAATAATAGTCTTTGATGAGATCGTCAACACAGGCAATATTTAAATATGTCATGGCAGAACGAAGTCCGTTTTCAATCTCAGTGATTCTTTCCTCAACGCTCATGTTTCTGGAAATCAAAACAGATTTACCTTCTGGTGAAGAATATTTATTCTCTGGTTTATAAGATTTAGACTCTTCACTAGAAGAACCATAAAACTTATTTCCAGTTTCAGTCAAACCAGCAAACATTCCGCCCATCATAACCTCATGGGCACCCGCCACAAAAGCTTTTGTTACATCTCCGGGATTGCGAATGCCACCATCGGAAATGATATAAACGTTTTCGAAAAGCTTTTCGTTTTCTTTTTTGCAAGCTTCTAGTTGTTTTCTCGCATCACAAATAAGACTATATTGAGGAGCGCCGACTCCAGTCATCAATCTTGTTGTGCAAACTGAGCCAGAACCAATACCAAACTTCAGTCCTATTGATTTGATATTTGGAAAAGATTCTCGAGCTCGGAGATATGCAATCAAATAATGAATTGTCTCCGCGTTACCCAGATTTCCAAAAATAACATTTTTGAATGGCGCTTCTCTCAAAAATCTGATTGTGGAGGTCCAAAAGTTATCCGAATGTCCATTGGCCAAATCAAAACAAACAGTCTTATCACAAAGAACAAACTTCTCGCTCAGAAGATACCAAATCTCTTTCATCTTTGCAAAGTCTTGATCTGTAAACCCAAAGGTTGGAATAACATTTTTGACCAAAGACCAATCTGATTCTTTGATAAACGTTCTCCAATCAATGATGGAAACGTGTTTGTCGATGTATGTTTTCCAACCACGAGCCGATGCAATCTTTGCCACTTTAAGAGTTCCAATATTTTCCATATTGGCTATCGATAGAGGCACAGAGTTTTCAGATGTGTGTAGTTGTGGTTGAGATCTTGAATTCAGTCTAGAGAACATTTCAGGCAGCAGCAGTACGTCTTGAAAATCAAGGTATTCTCTCATAACAATTCCTTTATTATAGGTTTGGCTTTTCAGAATTTTTCTGTCTAATTTCTTCTTGCTTTTTCCAGCATCTAGCTATTTCTAACTTGCCGCAAAAATCTGGATCATAATTATAACAGCTAGCATGGGCGGCGAAAGTAACCATTACACCGCCAACTTCTTGTTCCATTTTTCCTTTCGGTCTGGAATAAACATAATCAAGAATCTTGGAAGCATCCTCTTTAGTCATGTTGCAAGATTGCACCAATTCTAGACACTCTTCCAGAAATCTCTCATTACGAATCTTTTTGTTTAAGATTGATTCTTTGCCGAATGTATCGACAACCCATTTTCTGGTTTCTTTTATAAAGGAAAACTTCATCAAGATATTGTCCTTTGGAGCGGACGACAGGTATCTCGCCTGCCTCTTTGGTTTTAGCTTCGAGGCGACAACGTCATTGCTTCTGGAACACCGCTTTGAGGCCGCCCTTCTTCACAAGCTCTAGGCCAATAGTCTTGGCGAACTTGGTGAACTGTTTGAAGTTGAAGAGTTGGATGTCGTCAGTGACGATCACACCACCCCTCACCATGCGTGGTGCGAAAAACGCGGCTTCCTTCTCCACCAGTTCTACGCGGTGCGGGCCGTCCAAGTGAGCGAAACAGTATTCGTTCACCAACATCCGCACACCGCCGCTATAGATCGGTACGCCGTCTGGAAAGAAGGCGAAGAAGTCGTCGTCGGCCAGATTGAAAAACTGGAAGTTGATCTTGTGGTGGTTGGCCAACTGGTAGATCGACGACATCGCTCGGTTACGCATTTCGTTCGTGTAGTCGAGCACGACACACTCTGTATCCGAGTGCCATTGCGGCATCCCACCGTAGTGGTCGATCAGGGTCAGCATCCCGCGAAACTTCTTCGCGGCAAGCTCTTCCATAATCATTTGGGTGGAGCCGCCTTCTCGCACGCCGATCTCGGTGGCAAGGTAGTAGCCGTTCGGCGCCAACTGCACCGCCTCGCGCAGCAATTCATAATCACCGGAATCGGTGCCTAGCTCAATTTTCATCGTACTGTCCTATCATATTTAATCCTTTTCAAAGTTAGGGGGGATTGGAGCGGACGACAGGTATCTCGCCTGCCTCTTTGGTTTGGAAGACCAAGGCCCATATATCTAGACCACGTCCGCATTGTTAAGGAGTTTTCTCTAGATTGGGAACAATCTTAAAGTAAACGTTGTCGTCATCTTCATCATAATAAACTTTGGCCTGATTTTTCTTAAGCTTCATATAATCAAAGGTAGACTGCAAAATCTCTATAAAGTAGTCTGGTATGTTTCCTACTGGATGATTAAATGGATCTGGCAAATTTGTTTCGCCACACATCATCTGCTCAAGAAACTGCTTTCTATATCGAAGAGTCAAAGGTTTTCCGTTATAAGCAGCTGTTCTGCGTTTTGTTTTTCTTTGGCTTTTCTTTTCCATAGAGTTGTTCCTCATGAAGCGAATTCCTTTTATTATTTAGCGATCAACCAAAGTCCAGTTATTCGTTCCGTGTTCTGCAACTATAGTGGTTTCTTTTTTACCGCAAACTCTGGCATCCCAATACAAAACGACATACCTTTCGCCAGAAGCAACACAAGTAAACAACGTGTTGCTGGTTGCACCATAATAGTTTCTTGGGTGTAATCTGTTTCCAACGAATCGATATTTGTGTCCAACAATAAACTCATCAACCATTTTTCGTCTTTCTCAATCTTTGATATAAAGCTTCTAGTTTGTGTTTCTCAGGATGCTTATGTACCCATTGTCCAGTATGGGGGCTAAATTCTCTTTTGAAAAAATTATCCAAAAGAATGTTGCCAGTTTCAATACTTGTGTCTATTCTTTTGCAGGTGTCGTCAAACTTAGCGTCTGAGACAATTGAATCTGAATGCTGCTCATAAGCCCAAGCCCACAGAGCTACACATATACGTCTTTGTTTTTCAGCAACATCTATATCGAAAAACTTATCGAGACTCATCATCAACCTTATCGAACAGCAACCACATATAATACCTTATTTTTTGCAAAAAAGTCAATCTAATTTTCTGAGAATAAACTACCAGTTGGTTCTTATTCATAAATAATCAGTTCCGTTGTCTGTTGTATACAAAACTTTGTTTATATCGAAATGAGCTATAGCTCTCTGGCAACCAGAACAAGGTTTTGCTGTAGCTACTATCCACTCGTTGACATTTTTCTTAATTCGAACCACGATCAAACTGCTTTTTGAGATATCAGAAAGAGGGATATTACTGCGGATAGCGTTTACAATACAATCAACTTCAGCATGAAGATAGATAGCCGATTCGTTTTTACCAAATCTTTTCTGAAACGGATGGCTTTTTAGTTTATTCTGACCAACACAAAGAAGTTGATTTTTATAAACCAGACCTGCTCTTATTCTACTGGATTTGACTGGTTCTTGACCTTTCGCTTCTTCGAGAAGAAATTCCATATATTTTTGAGCGTATTTTTCAAAGAGTTCCAAAGACTATTCCTATGAAGAGCGGGAAGTATCACAGCGGCTGAAGTAGCTGGTATGCCAGATAAGACATCAGCCTTAGCTGGTTCTTCTTTCATAAGCCACTTGCCTGTCATAATATAAGCGCTGGTTTCTTTTTGAATCTCAATGATATCAGCTTTAACTTTTTCCAGCTGCTGCACTTTGCTGTTAACAGTTTTTCCGATAAAACTAATTTCTTCGCGTAGTCTGCTCAGATCTCTATTGATGGTTTCTTCTAGACGTGTGAGCTCTAGAGCTTTTTTTAAGTTTTCATTAACGAGATTTTGCATCTTTATCCTCTGTTTGTTGGACGTTTTCTATCATACGCATGAAGTTGACGTAATCAATATTGGCTGAGTTTATTTGACCGATAGCTTCATCATATTTTTCTATCAAGTTATATTTAGCTTGGGTAAAGTTTCGCAGTTTAGCTATCTCAGCTTTCATGGCATCAACGCGAAAATATTCATATGTGATATATGAAGTGTATATGACGAAACTCAGAAATGCCAATCTAGAAAAGAACCCAAACCGAAAAGGCTTACCGATCTTATCACCAGTACGAATATAGAAAACGTCGTCAGACATAATATAATCCTATTCAGCGAAACAACATATTAATTATACCTTATTGATTCCGAGAAGTCAAACAAAAATGAAAAAAAACCCAGCGCTGGGCTGGGTTTTAATTTAGACGAATGTTTGTTGAACCTGAATAGGTTGGCTCCAAAACCTTTTAAAAGATTTACCGAAAAGTCTTGCGTCTCTCTCGGCTCGGCGAATACCATCTTCAGGAGTTCCTCGCCAAACGAAACAGTGAACAACCTCTCCGTTTTTGAGCTCACCAAATATCTCATAACGTGTCTGCGTTATCATATATTTCTCCATTATTCCCAGCCAAACAATTTTGCGGCCTCTTGACGACCTTTTTTGTTCATTGGAATAGCCCAACAATCTCCGTCTTGGTAAAGAGACCAACGCGAACGATTGACTTTTATGCAGGCATTATCCAACACCCAGTGCCAAGCTTCCCAATAGTCGTTGTTTGTAGGACCACTCATAAGAATGTTGATGCATTCTTTAAGCTGGTTTGCATTCTTTGGGTTGTTCCTTATCGGAAACAACTCAGCGCCGCAAGATCCGGCGACATGCTGAGGAAGGTAGATTCCATGTCCATCAGATGCAACAATTTCAATATCAGCCATTTGTTTCTCCATTCTAACTACGACTCTACCCCCACTCGTTTGAGCAGGGGTAGAGGTAGTGCCACCCTTACGGGTCGATTATCCACGCTTGCGCTTGGCTGCAGGCTCATCGTCGAATTCGAAGGCACCGAAGTGCTCTGCAAGGCGAACGATATTGTTTTCCATCTTGGAAGCAATTTCTTCGACCTGCTCGATTTCTTCATCGATATTCGGCTCATCGTCGCCGAAACCGCCGTAAACGAAAGAACCAGCCATCGCAAAGAGCACAGACATGACTGTGATCATCAGAGCATAGAGCTCTGCTTGGTGGAGGGTAAAGGGTGCTTCAGTAACTGCAGCACCAGAGGCGACCGTTGCCGTCGCACTCTTAAGATCACTACGGACATTACCCAGTTCCGCAGTGATAGCCTTTCCACGATCAGCCATAGCTTTCAACGTAAAGGGGCCACGCTTTCCGTCGATGGGCATCGGATTTCCAGCCGCATCAACATACAGACCACGCGCCAACAGGACTTCCTGGGCGGCAGCGATATCGCTACCAGTCATAACCTTGTATTCAGCCTCAAGGTCTGCGATCTGTTTCTCAAGATCGGCTTTGGTAGAAAGAGCTGTACTATAGGCAGTATTACGGTCAGAGTCACCTTGGGTCGCGTCGTTGACGATATTCTTGAGGGCGATCTCGCCACCATTCTTATCGATCAAACCAGCAACAACCATCAGAGCGAACAGGGGCACGAAGGCCAACCACTTACGGCGACGAAAGGCAACCTCGACGGCAACGCCGAGAGAAGCCAGCGAAAGGGCCACGAAGGGACCAATCATACCGATAAATGGCAGCTTGATGGTGTGCTCAAAACCGAAATACGCCAGATAGCCAGATATCGCTGCCAGACCGAAACCAGCAACGATCAGAACAACTCCGAATATTCGAAGTAGCATATGTTTTTCTCCATTCTAGCTACGCCTCTACCCCAGCGAGTTTTCGCTGGGGCGAAGGTTATGTGATTGGTAGTCCCTACGGGAGTCGAACCCGTCTTTCTAGGTTGAAAACCTAGCGTCCTAACCGATAGACGAAGGGACCTTAATTGGTGCGGGCGATCGGACTCGAACCGACACAGGCCTACGGCCTAACAGATTTTAAGTCTGGTGCGTCTACCAATTTCGCCACGCCCGCTCAAGGAAATTAAGGCTTTCTGAAGCTGCTAATTTCTAAAGAATCAAGCAGATCAATATCAGCTTGAGTTATCCATATTAGATCACGCAGACCAGCAGCATAAGCTTCGCGATGCTTCTCGTCATAATGATCCCATATCACTCGTCTCATTTCTGAACGAGTCAGCTTACCAGTTAAATCGACACCAACTTTGGCGGCGAGTTCGCAGATAGTTTTAAGACAGGTCATATCGATTTCCTTCTTTCAACTACGCCTCTACCCCAGCAGGTTTCTGCTGGGGTGTTGGGCGTTACGACCTTTTCTTACGTCGTTTCGCTGCGCGAACTACCGTTTCGGTAGGCTCGACGAGCTCCTCTTTCGTAGTAAGAACATCAGTGAGCTCGGCGTTGAACGCCTCTATCTCATCAGCTTTCTTATCGAAGTAGGTATTGAGGAGATTATCCGTAACGATCACACCGCGAGTGATACGCTCGAAAGCGTTAGCAAGGCTGCGGATGCGTTGGACACGGGACTTAGCCATTCAATATTCTCCATTTGCTGCTAATTCAGCTACGCCTCTACCCCAGTGGGTTTCCACTGGGGTGAGGTCGATCAGTAATCGTAATCATCACGATCAGGATCGTACTGATAACGACGAGGAGTTTCTGTGTAGCGATATCGCCACTCAGGGGGAGAACGCTCTAGAAGCTGTTCTAGGGTTTCCCCATCATTATAGTGGATGATTCCTTCTTCACCAGTTTCTTGAAAGAAGATAGCCATCTTAGACATAAGTTTCTCCATTCTAACTACGCCTCGACCCCACTGGGTTTCCAGTGGGGTGGGCGGGTAATTAAGCAGCGATCAGCTTATGTTCGATACCGAGTTCGGTGAAGTAAGCAGAAGCGCGACGCGCAACTTCACCATCAGTATACGTCAGCACAAAAGTCTGGCCAGTCCTGGCATTCTTGTGCTTGATAACAAACGGAGCAGCAGCTTTTTTCGCATTTTTCATAATCAAGTTTCCTCATTCTAGCCTGATTGCTAGCTACGCCTCTACCCCAGTGGGTTTCCACTGGGGTGAGGTCGGCAATTGCGCCTCCTAGGCGGAGGTCGCGTCAGTCTCTCTACAATGTCAAACAGTGGAACTGGGAGTGCCCGAAGGCAGGTCTCGATAGTCACTGAACCCTTCCAGAACACAACCATTCTACCCTATCGAACGAGGAAGTAAACCCCTCCAACATTAAATCTTCGTAATGTTGGACTGATTTTATTAGGTTTTTTCTGCAGGGACGAATATTTTTCGTTAATATTCGTCTTTTTCGTTATCGCTGGTGTCGATTTGGACGTTATCGAACCCGATGACGCCTCTATAACTGAACGTTCTGAAAGATCTCTCAAAAGTGACAACCCTTCCATGTTCGACACCTTCTGGTTTGGTGATTTCGCTCAGAAGGATACAACCAATCAAACCAGCATCCACAGGATATTCGTGGCCCGTTTGATCTCTGTAGCAACCATCGCCGTACATAGTTCCGTAGCAAGCGATAGCAGTACCCTGGAAATTAAACTCGCCATCGAGAACATGGTTCCCGAAACAAGTCATTGCACAGAAGTTATCCCAATTCTCGTCATCAATGACGTAGCAAAGATCACCGATATAGTATTCACCAGCAGGAAGCATTATTTTTCTCCATACATGCTTTAGCTACGCCTCGACCCCACTGGGTTTCCAGTGGGGTGAGGAGTTTAACTCGCAAATCGCATCTCTGCGACTTCTTCTTCCCAAGCCTCAACGGCGAAAGCGCACAAGTAATATCTTGCCGCTTCCAAGCTTCGGAATCCCTTGGTCTTGCCGTTGAAGTCATCAAAGGCTTCAACTTGCCAGAGTATTCCTTTTTCGTCTCTCGTCTTATAGATGATTCCAACTGGAAGTTTTGTCATCTCGTTGACGAATCGAAGAGTATTGATAGATCCTTTTTCTTCGATGAGTTTGAGTTTGCGATTGATCATAATTTACTCCGTTTCAAAAGGACGAACCAGATGGTTGATCTGGCGATCGCTGTAGTTACCACTATGAGTCCAACGCCTGAAGGCGAAGCAATCAGTGAGCGAATCAGTGCATCGAACAATGAATTTACAGCCCTGGCAGGGAATTTCACGAACAGTTTCTTCCTGTTTGTATTCCCAGACCTTGGCTCGACCCATAGCAGCGTTGTCTACGGTAAAGGTTTCCATAATTAGTTTCCTTGAATCAAGATGTTGATCGAAACAATAACTGATAGCCAAAAGGCCACACAGAATAGCATTCCGAAAATGAAACCCCAGTTTATATTTCTCATGTTACACACTCCTAACTACGCCTTGACCCCAGCGAGTTTTCGCTGGGGTAAGGAATCAATCACCGACATAGACGATTCGGGATTGATAATAGTCACTATGGCGTTTTTTCTTTATACCAGGATCGACAAGAACCATGAACCTGCCAAAGGGACTGTCTTTATGCCTACGTCTTAGACGCTCTACAGCGACCATTGCTTCTGCATCAGAAGCATAACGTTTCTTGATGGCATATTTCTTTTCTACCGTATCATATACACGGTATTTCCAGTTAGAAAACATAGTTTTTCTCCATTAGACACGCCAAAACCCCCACGCTTTTGCGTAGGGGTAGGCAGATTACAGAGCTCTGATCGCTTCAGTGGCGCGAAGAGTGTATATTTTCTTCACATTACCACGGGAGTCGAGCACCTGCAGAACCTGATCATCTAGGACATAGATGAGTTGAAGCTCTTCATCTTCAGCAATCAGAGGCGTTTTGCTTATTACGCCAGAGAAAGACTGATAGTCAGAGTCTTCGAAATCGTTCCATTCAAGCCTTGCAATAAGAGCGAAGACTTCTACGTTGGACGTTTCGGTTTGCATTCATTTTCTCCATTTCAACTACGCCTGTACCCCAGTGGGTTTCCACTGGGGTCAGATGGAAGCTTAGGCTTCCACTTTATCGCACTGATCAAGGTTAAACACTGTGAAATGCTTTGGGCGTTTCATCATGCGCTTCTTACCAGTTTTCTTATCAGCTTCCTCAACCAGAACCACACGAGTGATCATGAATCCCGATTCGCCCTTACGGACTTGGAAGCCGTTTTCTTGAGCTTGCCGATAAGTCAGGAAGAAGTTCGAGCTAAACTCACGAGCTTCCACGGCAGCTTCAAGGATGTCCACGTTTTGACCCGAGTAGGGTTTTTTCGAGACAAAGTTGGCAACGGTCATTAGCTTTCCTTTCGTTGTTGCACATTTAAGCGTCTGGTAGGCTCGGCTGGACTTGAAAAAATGGTAGGCGAGGCAGGATTTGAACCTGCGATGAACCACTTATGAGGTGGCGGCCTTAGACCTCTTGGCGACTCGCCCTTATTTTTTTGTCTCTCCAAACTTGCCGAAGTTTTTCTTTATGCGCTTCGGATTTTGGTTTGCCTCTGTTAGCCTGACCTCCCCTTCTGCCAATCTCATTTAGATTGATTTTGGGAAGCATTGCAGCGTAACCAAGTTTTCCATTATCAGAACGTTGTTGTTTTGTTAATTTCTTTAGAGAAGCGGCATGCCCCTTTAAAGCGTTCTCTCTAGAAAACCCTCCAACGCCACCAATTTTCATATTATATGAATCTCTTGTCATATAATCTTCAGTTAATTTTTTCTCGAAAGCGTAAGCTTCTTCTTTATCAACTGTGGTAAAAAGAATTTCCTTTATAAAATTCTTTCTGCCGTGTTTTTTGATGGCGGATTTTACTGCATATCCAGACCCCATATAAGAATCATATGGGTTATCTGTTTTGTGGACGCCGATGTAATATTTTTGGTTGACCAAATTTGTTATCTTATAAACAGTATACATAGAATTTCTCCAAACCTATGACTTATTTATAAAATAACAAAATTTACAGTCGGCTCTAACCAATTGAGCTACAAGCCCAACCAGGCGCTTAAAAATGCAACAAAGTCGTGTTTTGGGGCGTCAGCGCACTAAGCTGACTTTCGCAACAAACATGGCATCGCTGGGTTTAAGCCCAGCGAGCCCCATGGGACACCTAGATCGGTGGCCCGTCAATCTTTCCACGATGTCAAACAGCGGTATCTGCGGACAGTGATCAAACCGATAGTCAGGTAGGATCGGCCTCGATAGTCACAGAGCCTTCCCAGAACAGGACCATTCTACCCCAATGGAAGAGGAAGTAAATCCCCCTCAACATTAAATATTGGTAATGTTTGACTGATTTTATTAGGTTTTTTCCGTTAACCCCAAACTTTTTCGTTAATTTTCATTAATAAATGCCAAAACACGCCTAAAAACGTCAAATATCCCACTTCAGGCGAATGACGATAAGACCCTTTTTGATATCAAGAGGAAAATCGTTGATAAACTGAACAATGATGTTTGTCTGCATTTTCATCTCTGTGTAATCGTTGTATTGTAAATTGAAAGGCAGTTCCACGCTTATCCTTTCTTTGGGGATATAGTCTGGATTAACAGGACCCACCATTTCTGATTGATGATAAAATTTATATGGGTAGTTGTACTCGTTTATGTTTAGCAGAAGATTTTCCATATCTCAGTTCTCCACGACTTCCGGAACAAACGCAGACCAATCACTATCAAGATCAACCGTAGCTTCTGGTTTGAAGCCGCGATTCTTTTCGAGTCCGTGGTACCCAAAGGGATTGCACAGAATGCGAGTCGAGCCGATCATATAATCATTGTTATGATGCATATGACCATGAAACCACAGTTTGATCTGGGGTCTATCTGAGATGAATTCGAACAATTCAGTGGCGTAAGCTGCATTCATGGGATCGCCTTTGAATCTTTCGTGCACGCTCAGATAACTGGGTGCTGTATGACTGATAACAACGACCTTCTTGTGGTCCAGAGCTTTCTCGAGCGTGTGCATGCTCTCGCGATGCCACACAAGGGTGTTCTCTGGAGAATACAGCCACCTATAGTCGTTCATTTGACCTCTAGCTTGCTGCATCACAAGGGGATTCGCGTTACCAAAATCAGTCCACAGAGTGGCACCGAAGAATCGAGTGTCGCCAAACTCCACATATTCGTTTTCCAGAAACCGAATATTGTTATATTTGGAAAGATAGTCTTTGATCACATCGATATAGCTTCCATGATTCACAAGTTCTTTTTCTCTCCAGCGATAGAGCTCGTGATTCCCGCCAATTATAAGAACATGGGGGTATTCTTTGCTTACACGATCAAAGAATTTATCATAGAGCTTCTTTCTCTTAGGATTCTGGTCAACCAGATCATAAGCAAGGATGATGTCTCCAGCAAGAACAAGAAGGTCTGCTTTCTCTTTGTTTTTTGGAAGAAAGTTGTTTCCAAACTCAAGATGCAGATCGCTCATATATGCGATTTTCATTATATTCTCCATGGCAACCCCTGTAGGAATCGAAACGTTCTAACCGATAGACGACGACTCTTCCGTGAAAAACATCAAGTTTTTCTCGCTATAGATATGTAACATTCCACCATAGTGTTCAACTACGTATCGTTCTTTGCCTGCAGAAGTTGTGAACGCTGCTCGGATTTCTCCAGCAAGCTGATAGTCTCCAGTATATTTGTAGACTTTATCGCCAACTTTAAATTTCATTTCAATATCTCCTATAACGCTTTATTCTATTATGAGAAAGCATCAAAGTCAACTCTTTCTATAAACATTAACAAAATTTAATGTAGACTTATATATAAGTCTTATCGAGAGGTTAGGACTTATATATAAGTCTTCGCAGCGATTCTACTTGTGGATAAGGCGACCCGAAGGTCGCCTTACTTGTTCGAGTTGAAGAATGTGTAACGGGAGGAACCCCACCTTTTGCCCCGTCTGTTCCGTTCATCTTCTATACAAAGACCACTTGCCATGCTGAAACCGAAGAACTCTCTTGGTTTCTCCACATTCTTAGAGCTTCTATTTATAATAGATTATGCCTTATCAACATTAAATCTTTTTAATGTTTACTCGTCAGAGTGTTTGCTAGAACGCTTCTCAGTTTTTTCCACCTTTGGTGTGGGAGGAGTATTAGTGCTGACGAAAGAGTACATCCTTTCGGCTGTATCAAGCACAACATCTAATCCTGGAAAACTTGGCATACCAACTGTTGTCACAAGTTGGTTGGTCTTTTCATCGCGTTTGCAAGACAGTTCCCATCCAGTGAATTTAGAACTGAATTCGTTTTGAACGAAACCGAGGGCCATATTGAGAATCTCAGTACGAATCTCATATCCGTTTTTAGAGGCATTGACCTTAAATTCGGGAAGATTAGTTTGCATATATCCACTTTTGTTCATGTTAGTCTCCTTTTGTGTGTGTGATTTGAGCGAAGTGCTCGGATACTATTTATTCTTTTGTGGCTTCATTTTCTGCGAGAATTCATTAAATCTCATTAATGACTCTGAGATAAAATCAGGAACGTGATCGCCAAAGCCAATTTGAATTGCTTCTTCAGGCACTGGGTCAAGAGCACCAGTCATGCGCTTTATTTTTTCAATCAACTCTTTTCTCAAAAGAATTCCCTCATCTTCTGCTTCCTATAATCTGCATCATCATTCATACGACTTCCGAAAACGGTATTATCCATAACTGGCCTGTCTTCCTCCTTCTTAGAACTGTTGTCAACTATATCGCTTTGGGCGCTTTCCTCGACATCATACAATCTCATCTTCGACCTATCAACACCAATCACAAACTTCTTGTAATAGTTTAGATCATTATAGCGATTCTTAAGTTGTTTCACCATAATTTGATTTAGAGATTCCAGTTGTTCATTAGATATCAGAGCAAACATAAAGTCACAAGTTGCTGGCAGACCAAACGATTCAGAAGTGTTACTTAAATCCACATCGCTGTTATCATAACCTGATCTATTCGTTTGGGTCGCCGAAATAATAGGCACATCAAACTCAATAGCCAGTCCTCTCAATTCTTCAGCAATAGATTTGACCAGAGTGTAAGAATTAACGCCAGCCATATTTTTAAAACGAGAACTGCAACATATGTTTAGGTAATCTATATATATGATATCAGGTTTGAAGTCTTTCTTCAGACTTAGCTCATTCAACAGATGCCTGAAGTTGGCAGATCCGACTGAAGCTGTCGGATATTCTTTGATGATCAATTTACCATCAGTCTTTTTCTTCACCCTATTGATCTTTTTCAGATAAGAATCTTTAGGAAGTTGTTTGAGCTCGTCAATAGTCATATCAAGAAGATTGGCGTCTATCCTTTCGGCGATTCTTTCCTCGGCCATTTCCAGAGTGATATAAAGAACGTTCAATCCCTCCGAGAGATTGTTGGCCGCACAGTGACACATGAACAAACTTTTACCAACACCAGTGGAAGCCATGATGATGTTCAGAGTTTTGTTGGCAATGCCACCCTTTGTGATCTTGTTGAAGTAATCAAGATCGAACTTGACTTTGTTCTCAACCAAATGATAGAAGTCATATCGTTGATCGGCATTGTCAAGAAAGTCATGGCCGATACTCGTGTCAAAAGAAACACCAAGAGCATCAGATAGAATCTTAGGGATAGATCCTACTGATAGATTGCCCTTGTTTTTGCCATCATCGACAATCTTGATGGCGTCCATCAAAGCATTATACAACGCTTTGTCTTTGCAGAACTCTTCAGTTTTATCAACAAGCCACTGGTCCTCAAATTTCTTTTCAGAGATATCGGAGATATATTTCTTGAGATCTTTGAATGTGGATTCTTGAAGATTGTTGATTGCCTGTAGATCAACTAGAAGAGATTCTTTGGTTGGGAATTTATTATACTTGGCAACAAAGGTGTCGATAAGATTGAAGAGCGTCCTGTCTGTTACATCCTGGAAATAACTTTCTTTGATAAAAGGAATAACTTTTCTGGCATAATTCTCATTATGCAAGAGATTCGAAAATATGGCGTCTTCAACTCTCTCTGATGTCATCTATTCTTCCTCTTCATAAACTTCCTCTAGCTCATCCTCTCTATTGTCCTCATAAACGTCACCTGGAAAGTCCCGTTCCAATCGTGCCCAGTCTATAGGATTGTCAAAAACGAAAAAGTCCCACGGAAAATTCTCATAAGTACATCTGTACGAGGATGAGTTGATCCACTCCCTATAGAACTTATCGTATTTTGCTCCGTAACCCCTACACCGATAGAAACGCTGTCCTTCTTTCTCATACCAATAAAAGACAACACAATTATTACTGCTCACCTATTCTTCCTCTTCATAAACTTCCTCTAGCTCATCGTCAAGGCTGTTAACTCCGTAAGCAAATTTTTGTTTCACTTGCTTCTCGATGGCATCAAGCACTTCTTGAGTATAATACTTTTCAGGCTCGCGATTAAGCGCTTTTTCAAAAATAGTTTTGCCGTCTGGCATCTTCAGTTTGTTGCCAACCTTTTCAAACACACCAGCTTCTTCGGCAATTTCTGCTAGTCCATAATATCTATCAAGTCCTGTTGCATAAGAAAGCCTGACGTGGACCATTTGATTTTCTTTCGACAGGCGAGACTTATACATCTTGACGGTAACAATATTACCAACAACATCAGTACCTTCTCTTTCTTTTTTCTTCGAAAGCATTGCAATGGTAGTTGCAGCAAACTTGAAACCAGACCCACCAGAGATTTCATTTGTTGGAACATATGCACCAACAGCCGCATAAACATGGTTGGTAATAATCAGAGGAATCTTCGCTCTTGCCAGCTTCAAAGTTAGAACCCTGAATGCAGCTTTAATGACTTGGGCTTTGGTCATATCACGAGTTTCTTTTCCTTCAGTAGAATCTTCCAACTCTTTCGTAGTTGAAAGCATACCAAGAGAATCAAGAACCATCATCATCTTCGGGCGTTTTGCTTCTGGTTTGGCAACATAACTGTCAATGATCTTGATAGCATGATGCCTGAATTTCTGGATAGTTTCTTGTTCTGAGATAACAACACGAGAAGTGTCAATACCTCTGCTCTCCATCATATCCTTAGTGACAGCTGCTTCTGTATCATAATAAACAACGAATCCATCTTCATTCGCATCAAGGAAATTCTTGACAATGCCAAGAACGAAAAAGGTTTTGCCAGTTGAGCTTTCGCCAGCGAACCCTGTCACTTTATTATCAGCGATTCCACCATAGATTGAACCAGAAAGCACAGCGTTCAGTGCATAACAACCCGTATCAACAAATCCAGCAAACTCTCCCGCCGAAACTCCATCGGCTGCAATAGAAGTATTCTCATCTCCTAGTTCGGAAATGAAGTCCCTCAAAAAATCATTCTTCTTGGCCATCAACTCTCTCCTTTAATAATCTGGTCAGCTTCATCGACAATTTTCTTCAGTATCTTTTGAAATTCTGTAATCTTTTCTTTTCTGTTTGGCCAATTGATAATTGGTTTCTCATCTGCATCTTTTAAAAGATTATTCAACAAAGGCGATATTCTATCATAAATGGTATGGACTTTTTTGTTCATTGTTTTCAACAATGTTTCTAGTTGAACAACTCTGTCTCGAGTCGTCTCCACATCATAGTGTAGATCACTATTGGCTATTATATCATTTTCGTCTTGTGTAGTAAAGCCAAAATCAAAAAATATTTCTTCTCTTTCTTTCATAGAATAATCTCCGCAATTATTATTACCACCAAAATCAAGGCCGTCATGAAAACCACAACTCCCAGTTCTCTTTCAATAGGATCTTTCATTTTTAATTCCAAAAATCTTCGAGGGTTGAGAGCTTCTCGATATTCCAGCCAATGGTTTCGGTGATACTGCGTAGCGGTTCAATGAAGCCCTTATCAAATTGCATGTCATAGTTTATGTGTTTCTGCATCTTGAATTCGTCTGGCATTGTTGATGGACACCCCAATACCTGTATGTTGTAGCGATTGGGAGTTCTCATATAACAGAATTTGATCTTGGAACCAGAGACGATCTTCTCATATTTATTCTGAAGACCAAGATCATCAACAATAGCATTGAACGCCATAGAGGCTTTGACGTGGATTGGTGTTCCTGAAAGATAGTTTCCGTTCTTGCCTTCCCACTTTTCGATATCCTTGACACCTCGAGGGAACGCAACCTCTTCAAACGGCAAACTAGAAAACTGACTCTTGAAGTCAGCAACGAATTGCTGGAGTTGGCCCTCTGTTTGATTCATGACAATCTCAAATGCCTTCTTGAGATTCTGTCTACAGGAAGTTGGAGTTGAGGATTTGATCGCCTCGATGCCCATCATCTTTAGCTTGGGGGAATCGTAACGAACGCCTTCTTGATCAAGAACGTTCAGGATATACATCTTCTTGGCTTTCCAGATACCTTTATCTGCGATAGCCTCTCGGTTCATAACAAGCTTTTGCTCATAAGAATTCATATATTCGTGGAGATCTTGGCAAGCTGAATCAATGAAAGGCTTCAGCTTACTCTCAACGAATTTATCAATCACATCAACGATCTTTTTCACATCATCGGTTTTGGAGAAAGATTGATATTGCTCAACCAATTTCTCGAGGGTGATATAGTTTGAATCGGTATCAACCGCAATGACATAATCTTTTTTGGTCTTGAACATACCATTGAGATATCTGTTGACGTTCGTCTCAACCCAACGAATGGCAAGCTGACCAGAAAGGGTGATAGCCTCGGCAATATCAGCATTGAACCAACGGAAATACATATTGGCAAGAGCACCGTAAGCTGAGTTCAGCTGAATCTTCTTGGCCATCTGCTTGTTGTTGAGAGCGGATATTTGCTTCAGCAAACTCTCATCTTTTGTATCGTTATATTGCTTCTTGATTTGCTTAAGCTGCTTCTGGGCTTCAGCGCGATCATTATACATCTTCTGCATAAGATAAGGAAGGAACCCCTGCTTATCTTTAGAGTAATAGGTTCCGTTGGCGCAGTAACTGTATTGGCCATCGTGCTCGAACTGCTTCTGTAAGAGTTCGTCAACAGAATAGAATCTGTCAACTTTGCCAGCTAGAGTTTCTGGCGAGATGTTATAGGTCATGATCAGGTGGGGATACAGACTCTTGAAGTCCATTGAGACGACCCACTTGCTCATTCCGATGACAGGCTCTTTGACGTAGCCACCAACGATTTCAGAGTTTGGCTTTTTCTTGAATTGTGGGACAACAATATTCTGAGAAAGCAGATAGTTGTGGATGATAACATCCCACTGCTTAACTGAACCAAGAGTATCTTCGAAGTTGACCTTGGCATCATAAGCCATGGCAAAGACAAGCTCAATCAGTTTCATCTTGTCTTCTAGGCGCTCAACAAGCTCAACGTCTTTGACGTTATATTCAATGAACAGCTGGTGATTCTTCTCATACAAATCATTAAGAGAACCATACTGAGAATAGTCAACCTTCTTCTCACCAAGCTCGACATACGATATATGATTGAGAGTATAAGACTCTTGCTGAGAGTAGGTAAACTTCTTGTACAGGTTAATGTAATCGAGAACGTTGATGCCAACAGGAGTGTAAGCCTTGTTCATCTTACCTCTGATCTCAACTTCGTATTCTCTCAAGAGAAACCAGGGAGAAAGCCTGGCAGCTTGGGCGTCATCAAAGACCGCTTTGATTCTGTTGATGATATACGGAATATCGAAGAACTCTACGTTCCAGCCTGTAACACAATCTGGCGATATTTCCTGCCAATAAGTCAGGAACTTCGCCAGCAGAGTCTCTTCGTCTTTGCAGTGATAGTATATCACATTGTCTTTGTGGGGCTTGAAGTCTCTCAGACCAAACACATGTTTGCGCCCACGCCAAGAAATAGTGATGGCTGTAATCGGCTTGTCTGCAGTTGCAATGTCTGGGAATCCTCCAGCAGAGGAAACCTCGATGTCGATAAACACTGTTCTGATCAGAGAAGGATCATAGGATATCTGGGACTTGTATCTGTCGTTGATATAAGCGTAGATAAAATCAGTGAAGCCATAGATTTCCATACCAGCAACATCTTCATATTGCTTCAGGAATTCTCTGGCTTCAGACATCG